TTAAGACAAGAAAAAGAATTTGGTTATAAACAACCCGCAAGTCACATTAATTACAAAAAATTGGATGTGGACCCACAATACATTATTGATTTAATGAAGGAATACCCTAACGATGCTGATCTTGGAAAAAATGTAAGATCATATTTAATTAATCTTGGAATTTATGAGTAAAGAACAAGTAAATCACCCTAGTCATTATGGAGGGGCATTAAATGTTTATGAAGCAATTAAAGTGATAGATGCTTGGGGTCTTGGATTTTCATTAGGAAACACTGTAAAGTACATTTCAAGAGCAGGAAAAAAAGATTCTGATAAAGAAATTCAAGATTTAGAGAAAGCACTATGGTACCTCCAACATCATATTGAACAACTAAAAAATAAATAAAATGGAACTAACAGAAAAACAAAAAAATCATATTTTTAGTAAATATGAAGAATTGAAAAATGATGAACAAACACTTGGAGAACTTCACGAAGTGATTGTTGATTATTGCCTTGATGAATATATTGTTGATTTATCTGATGATGAAGATGGTGATTTATACGAAGAATTTTCAAATGAAGTTTGGGATTTATTGGAAGAAAAATTTGGAGAATAATTTAAACAGGAAAAAATGAAATACGCTATTACAATAGGTGGTAGAGGTGCTGAGGTTATTACGCACAAAATCACAGAAGAACAACATGGTATTTTCAGTGAAGGGAATGTAGATGAAGATCAAATGGATCATGAGGAAATAAATGATATTTTGGGTCTTGAATATTTGTTTGATGATACAGAACCAAGATTTATGGGTGCTTATCATAATGCATTATACATACAAGTTAAAGATGAGAATGATGAAGTTATTTTTACTCAAGAAACTGTAGATTATGATAAAATAATAAGTGATGAAGTTTATTGTGATGGTAATCATTATCTTTTTATTGAAGATTATAGTAAAGGTGATTTTTGGGTGTACAACATTGAACTTGAAGAAGAATTTGATAAAGATAAATTGGTTTTAGAATTAACCGATATTGGATGTAGAATTGATTTAGTGACGGGAATTTCTTATGATGGTAATAAATTTGAAGACGTAAGAGACTATGGTGACACATCAAGCAAAGGATTTTACTTTAATTTAAGCGATAATTAATATGATAGAAACAGGAAAAATAATAAATGGTGATTGTATTGAAGTGATGAAAACGTTGCCTGAATCATCAGTTGATTTGGTGGTTACCAGTCCTCCATACGGTGTTGGAATTGATTATGATACGCACGATGATGATGTGGTGTTTGATGAATATTTAGTTTTTGCCAAAAATTGGTTAACTGAAACATACCGGGTTTTAAAAGACGATGGTAGAATTGCACTTAACATTCCATACGAAATCAACAGACAAAAAAAAGGTGGTAGAATCTTCTTTGTTTCTGAAATGTGGCAGATTATGAAAGAAATCGGGTTTGGATTCTTTGGTATTGTGGATCTAGAAGAAGATTCACCACACAGAAGTAGAACAACCGCTTGGGGATCTTGGATGAGTCCATCAAGTCCTTACATCTATAACCCAAAAGAATGTGTGATTTTAGCATATAAAAAACACCACATTAAAAAGGTTAAAGGAGAACCACAATGGATAGGAGTACCAACAGAAATTCAAAATGAAGATGGAACAACAAGAACTAAAATGGTTTATGATGAAATGGATAAAAAGGACTTTATGGAGCTTGTGTTTGGTCAATGGAAATACTTTGCAGATACAAAATCACTAACCAAAGCAACCTTTTCTATGGATATCCCAACAAGAGCAATTAAAATCCTATCATATAAAAACGACGTAGTGTTGGATCCTTTTGCTGGATCAGGAACAAGTATGGTTGCTGCTGAAATATTAGACAGAAGATGGTTAGGTATTGAACTATCACCAAATTATACACAAATAGCAACAGATCGGGTCCAAGCCTTTGTGGAACAGAAAAGACAACAGACATTAGAATTTGTAAATCCCCAATAAAAGTTGGGGTTTTTTATTTTATATCATATTTATCATTAATGAGGTATCTAATTAAAAAAATACTAAAAGAAGAATCATTAAAACAATCATTAAAAGATCAAGTTAAAGAATTTGGATGGGAAAAAACTTCAGAATTGGTTGGTGATCCAGAAGTTTTAGCAAACCTTGGGTTTAATAACGACCCGATGGAGTTTTTAAATTTGTTTAATGATTTAGATGTTGTTCGTAGTAAAGATCATCCATCTATTTTTATTTTGTTAAGATATGAAGAAGGTAAAAATATGTTTATATACGACACAAGAGAAGATTATAACATTGTATATCCTAGTTATTTTGATATTTGGCTATTTTTAAAGCACGGATTTAATTTAGAGGTATTTGATAGGGAAGATATCGTTAAGGAATGGTTAGGTAACACATATGATATACATCCTAATGTTGTAGATTCTTTTGATCCTGGTGGTGGCGTCATAATCTAACCAAACACATATTTATAATATATGAAAATTATCCTTACTGAAAATCAATTACAATATTTAAAATCAAATCTTTTATTAGAAGATGAAGACGTGAATGAGCACGGGTTCACAAAAGAAGAAATGAAACAAATTGAAGAATTTGTAAGAAATTCAGTTGAAGAACAATATCAGTGGTTAAAAAAAAGAGTTGAGGAATCAGAAGAAGAAGTTCGTTGGATGAAAGATAAAGAAACCCTGAGAAAATTACCAAAAGAAAATCAGGAACTTATTATAAAAAAATATATTGAACCAAAACTAAAACAATACGAACAGGACAAAAAAGATCTTGAAACTTTTGATTTTGAAGAAAGAGTTAAAAAAGGTATTGAGTGGGATCTTGGTGGTGGAGCATACACGATGTCTTATAAAATAAGATATGATAAGTGGGTTAAAGAGGCTTTAAATAGAAAATTAACAAAAGATGATATAATTGATCTTTTTGTTACCTCTCTTGAGGGTGGGTCTAACTATTGGTATTATATTGAATTACCTGAAGACATAAAATCATATGGTCAATACAAATCTGAAGCTGTTGGTAATTACATCTTACAGGGAGGAACAATTCAGTTTTATGATGTTGAAGAATATAGAGAAATAAAAAGAAACCTTGTTGATGGTGAATACACAATTAAAGGTGATGTTATAGATCAAAATCAATATAACGAAGATGTTGAAAATGCAAAACTTGGTTATGTTGATATGGACAAAATTTTAGAAGCTATTACAATAATAAAAAGAGATTACCCAGAAGTATGGTCAAATATACTATTGGAAAACGCAGATGCGGGAGACGCTGATGTATTTTTACAACTATGTGTTATGGGTGATGTAGTTTATGGATAATATTATGAAAAGATTAATTAAAGAATCAGGAATTAGAGATATAAATAAACTCGCAAAAAGATACCCAAAAGCAAAAATTTATTTCCACCAAGATTTGGATGGTGTGACTACGGCCTTAGCAATGAAAAAATATTTAGAAGATTATGGTATTGAAGTTGTTGATTGTGAAATAATTCAGTATGGTGAAAAAGAATGGGCAATAAAAAAACCTGAAGGTGAGGGTAATATAATGCCAGTCCTTGTTGATTTTGCACACGGAAAACCGATGTTTAAAATCCATACAGACCACCACGATTCACAAGTTGGTGTTGAAAAAGATACATCAACCGATTTCAAAGCATCAAGATCAAATGTTGAAACGATTTCCCAAAGAGTATCACCTAAAGATATATTTAAAGACGATGATTTATATGTTGTATCAACAATTGATTCTGCAAATTTTGCGGCAAATCAAATTACAACAAAAATGGTAATGAATTTTATTTTTAAATACGATAAAGATTTAAGTGTTAGAAGAAATAAATTGATGATGGGTCTTGTTGTAAATAAACTACTATTGGCTTATAAAAATGATAAAGTTAATGGTAGGGACCTACTCGAATACCTTGTAATGAATTGTAAGCCATCGTTAGAAAGTTTATATAACACCATTACAAATATCGCAAAAGAACAAGGGTTTGCTGGTGTTGATGTAATGAAAAAAAATCAAGAAAAATATATTGAAGATAGAGCACAAGAAGGTGTGATTCAAAAAGAAGGTGGTGTACTTCACCAGTTTGGATTAGGATCAATGAGAAAAGGATCATACGACAGATATACACCATTTGATATAAATCCCGATGCTGACTTTTTGGTGACAGGTATTGGTGCTCCTGTTGGTTTAGTTCAAGCATCTTGTAATCCATATAAAGAAGATAGGGAACTTAAAGGTGTTGATTTAGGGGTTATAAAAAATAAAGTACTTTTAAGTTTCAAACCTGAACTTGAAAAAGTAATACTTCCATTTAAAATAATTAAAAGGGTGTCTGAAAAAAAGGCAACAAAAGATTCAGTAGGATTCACACAAAAAGATATGAATGCAATTTATGGTGATAGACCATCTTATGATCCTAAAACAAATACAATAAATGCTTATGACTTTTTACTTGCAAATTCTGGTGGACATAAGTGTATTACAAATATTTCTGCGATTGGATTTGTTTATAGTGGTTATGATAAACCATACGTTAAAGATCTACCAGCAGAAGCAATTCCTATTGCATTTTACGAAGGATCAAATACATTCATACAAGATATTAAACAAAAACTTTTAAGGTTTAGAAAACTTTCAGAAAAACAAATTCAAGCGGCAATTAATGGAATGAAAAGAGAAGGTATTGACGTTGAAGCACTTGCAAACCCAAAACAAGGAAGAGGGACGACAGAACTTACAAAAGACATAAAAGATAAGTTTGTTGAATTACTAAATGACTATATTAAAAATCCTAAACTTAACGCTGAACCTGTAACTGAATCAGTTCAAAAAAAATCACCGATACAACTATTAAGAAAACACATCAAAAGTAGACCAATAGCAAAAAATGATTGGTCATATGTTATGGAACAATTTAATTGTATTGAAGATAATAGAGGTCAGTGGAATCATCCGGGAAAATGCACACTTATCAATAGTAGTAACATTACAATGAAAAATGTTAATTACCCTTTATTAG